CATTTTGTCGATTGTGATGCGCAATTTATGTGAATGAACGCGTTCGCCGGTCACGCGTGCCGTGTGAACACCGTCCCAAAGGTCGAGCATTATCGCGGCAATGACTAACAAACTGACGGCGAAAAACGCGCCGAGGAACAACAATACTTTGTTCACTGATATTATATCCCACAACATACGGCAATGCGAATTAAACGTCCGAGTACAACGCCGGAGATTGTGAACGCGAAATCCGTCCAATCCCACGAACCGCCGTGTTGTTTGTCTTTGAACTCTAATGCACCGGCAACGCCGATGCCGGATAACGCGGCGCAATAATTCGTGTTCGACAATGCGCCGATGACGAATCCGCCGATAACGTGTTTGTAACGGTTTGACGCGGCAAACCATGAAAATAATTTATTCATTACGATTGCGTTTTGTTGTTTATTCGCAAAGGTAATAAAAAAGTACCTAATAAATACTATTCACGGCGATAAATCATTGAATTTACCGCCGTGAACATCACGAATATATTAAATCAAGATGGCAGATAATATATAACAATTCCGAAATCGCCGTCATTTTTTGATGCGTCATCGGACATCGCGACTAACACCGCCGAGGTCGATATTGATTCGACACGTGCATCAATCGTTTGATGTTGCGCGTTGACTTGAACCAATAAGTTTTTGACGCTTATTTCGCCGAGGTCGGTCAACCATGAATCCGGGAATGTCAACGTAACAAGACCGGTGCCACGCCGTGTTGCCGGCAATGTATCGCCGTTAAACGACAAATAACCGTGTTCCGTGCGCAATTGATACGGCGTATCAGCGGATTTGTTGTAATAATACGATGCTTTGTATAACAACAACGGTAACGGCAACCAATTCGTGCCTTTCGCACGTGTGCGGATTCCGGATTTCGAGAAATCAAAACCGAGTTCGTTATTTTCCATAATGAAACGCATACCGTCCGATGTACGCCACGCCATGATGTAATTATCGGAACGAGTGCCGAGGCAAAAACCGTTTGCGAAAAATCGCGAAACATACGCATCGTTTTTGTACGATGCCATGATGTCATCATATCCGGTGTTTTGATAATTGCCCCATTGAACAACCGCCGTACTCCCGGAATAATACGTTGATAATGATACGTAAATCACAAGGCGATGATACCCGGCATCGACTTTCAATTTCGTTCCGGCGATGTTTATCCAACCGGAATCTTTCGTCATTCCGGGATATGTAATCGTACCGTTGCCGTTATCAATCGGCGATGTTGAAACCAATGCTTTACTGCCTAATGCGGACGCGGCGGTCGATGCGATGCTTCGCGATGAAATCAAATCGGACAATTCGCCGGTTGCCGAATCATACGTTTTGTATGTTTGGATTCTTACCTCGATGTCACTTTGTGCCGATGAATTGGCATAAGGTATAATCGTTGTCGTGTCGTTAGAGTTGTTAACCGTTACGGACGCGGCGGTTGCCGTTGCGTGCAAATGTCCTTGTTTGATTGTGATTTCGGTCGGCGCGGACGAATAAAACACATCGGAAATCGGGATTGTTTGTGTCAACGTGTTTAATGTGGCGGTCGGCAACGCGGCAGACATTTGTTGACCTCGACCGAGTGTCACACCTTGTACATCACCGTATGACGCGGATTCGCGCGATAATATTGTGCAATCGCCGCCGGTGTTCGCATCATACAATTCGGTTAGGGCGTTGTACGCTTTGCCTTCAAATGATGATACTTCGGTGTTGTCTTCATCATAGATTTTGATTGAACCGTTGCCGTTATCGTCCGGAACGATTTCAACGCGTTGTTTACCTTCCTCGCCGACAATGACGGATTGCGCGATGATTTTCGTCACGTCCAACAATTCCGATTTGATTTTGCCGCCCTCGATGATAGTGATATATGAATCATCATCGGACAAAAATTTGATGTTACCTCCGATTTCACCGGTTTTCAAATTCATGTACGTTTTGCCGTCATTCGACACAATCAAATCGGTTGTCATTCGTCCGGGCAATATTTCGGTGAATCCGTACAATGTCGCGAACGAACGTGAACCCATGTATTCGGAATTAAGCACACCGGCAAGTAAATGATACGTGTTCGGGTCTTCATCGATGCGATGCGACACGGTATCAATCAACCATGTGCCGACCGTCTCGTTAATGTTCACGCCGAGTTCGGCATTTTCGGCGAATCCGGTGCGGTTTACAACGGCATACACGTAATATTTTGAATCGTCTTTCGGGGTGAGTTGCTCCGCCGGCATACGCCAAACACGATAATCGGTCGTTTCGCGGTCGGCGGTGATTGTGTTCACATCAATCGTCATGTGACGTAGGAATCCGGACGGAAAATTCAACACCGTGCCGTCAAACGTGATTTGATAATCGTCCGAACCGATTGTGTCATACGTTGCACCCATTTCAAATTGCAACGATTCATCACCGACTAACATTGCCATTGTTTGAACGGCAACCGGCGAAACCGCCGATGTAAAATTCGATAATTGCGCATCTTCCAACATCGCGATTGTTTCCTTTGCATCGCGAAATCGGCGTTTTGTGAATTGCAAAATTGAATTTTTTGTGTCGTTGATGACAACTTCGGTGTTCGCGATTTCGTTCAACGATGATGATACCGATGATGTCGTTGTCACGGAATTTGACAATTCGATTGTCGGTGCATACGGTTTCGTAAGATATTCTTTGATGCCGACAATGCGAATCAATTCGCCGTTGCGTGCAAATTGATTGTCGGTAAACAATACGTAACCGCCCAACCGGATTTTTGCACCGATTTTTTCCCAATTACGTTTTGCCCACATCGATTGCAATTCGCCGGTGAATGTGAATTTTTGATTTTCACATTCGTACAATTTGCGTGCCGCCGCACGCATCATGTCCCACGATGCGCCGGTTTGCGAATCGTCATCGCAAATGTATTCTTTCGGTAATTGAATACCGAACACGGCGTATGTATCGCCGTCAGCCGTTTCCGAATTGGTGTCGGCTTTCATCAAATACGTTGTGTTCGGCATCGTGATTCCGTCAATTTCTTGCGGCACGATTTCAAATCGGCGTGCCGCCTTGCCGTTGACGGAATTGTGAATATATTTGACCTCAAATTCTTTATCACCGGCTAACATTCCGGTTTGAAAACGAACGGTCATCGTTTCGCCGGGAATGATGTACGCGTTGAAATCGAGGTTTTCCGGGATTGTGTCATCAACGAAATCAAAAAAGTTTTTTTCGATGTCGGATTCCGACATTTCCGGAATTGATGTCACACGACCGTAACGCGAGGGGTATATTTCCGAACAATCCAACGAATCATCTTTCGTTGCCGTGCTGATTTCATCAACGCGTTCGATGTAATATCCGTGTTCATCGGATTGATACGTGTGACCCTCGTATTCGATTTGTTGTGACAACGGCAATAACAATTCGCCGGGTTTATCGTCCAACCCGATTAAATCGCCGTATGTGTCACGGTTGATGTTTTCGTCTGAACCTTGCACATATAAACGTTTAATCGGTTCGCCGTCCGTTTCCGATGTACGACCAACACCCGGAACGAACCCATTGCCACGCCCATACGACAATTGCAACGGTTCGTCATCGTCTTTGTTGTATTCGACCTTTTTCAGATTGATTTTATATTCATCGGTGATTTCAAATTCGGTTTCAAACGTGTCGGCGATGCTTTGCAACGCATCGAACAAATACGTGTGATTGAACTCGATTGTTTTTTCGTTCGCATCGATACAATCGCCGACCGTCCAAATATCGGTCGATTCACGTTCGTTGATGTTTGCAACGATGTATTCAATAAATTCGTGCGGTTTTGCACACGCCGACCATTTCAAACGACCGTCAACCGGATTGCGGAATTTGTAATCGGCGAGGTTTGAATCTTCGGCATATAACGTCATCGAATATTCGATGTTGCGCGAACCTTGTTTTTTGATGTCTTCGGGGCGTTTAACGAAATACGCTTCGTTGTCATACATGACGGTTGAACCAACCGGAAATTCCCAAAAAAACGGTAATGAGAATTTCAACACCAATTGACGCGCTTCCATTAATCGGCGGTAACGATACGCGGCATCATCGGGTTGTACGCCGATTGTCACGCGGTATCGTAACGCGTTGTTCATAATGCGCACCGGTAACACGGTCACGTATTCACGCCATTGTTCGGGGAATTGTGACAATGTTACCAATGTGTTTGTGATGTACGAAATGTTTAACATGATGCGATGAGTTGTTCATAATCGATTGAATCCTTTTCCGCCCAACCCGATTTTAACGTATCGGTTACGTATTTCACAACGGCGGTGTAAAACGCCGTGAAATCATCGAGGTTGTCGAACGTGTGATACACCGGTGTTCCGTCATCGGATTCACCGAGTTTGAACTCGACCGGCAACGTTGCACCGTTCGTTTGAACGGCGAGGTCATACGCCGCCTTGTAATTGAATTGATTTTCGGTTGACAACCACACGTTCACGCCGTTGAACGTGAATCCGGTCAAAATCGCGTTGTCGGTTTGCGCGTTTATCAACGATTCGATGTCGGTGCGCAATTCCGCGATTTCGGGTTTGTGGTCGTAGTATCGGCGCATCGTGAAACCGTTGCCGTCCGCGTCTGTGCCGAACCCGAAAATTAATAAATACTCCGATTTGCCGATTTTTACGATTTCATCGTGACGTTCGGTCGCGCCGTTACATTGAAAAAATTCGGTTTTCATAATGTCCGATGTTTTTTGATTGTGTTGATGTATGTTGTTGTTTAATTCGTTGTCATGAAAAATAATAACGGAATCCGCGTCCGTTCGCAAACGGTTCGGAACGGATTGTTGTTTCAAACGGAAAACCGTCTTGTTTTGATGCGATGTCTTCGAGGTCGGATTTCATTTCGTCCGAATTTGTGAAAAATTTACCGTCATAATTTTCAATCGGGTCGTGAAATGATACGAGGTATCGCAATCCGTTCGGGGTTTGCACATCGCGTTCAAAATCATGTATTTCGATTTCTTTGTTGACAAGTACCGGTATGCGTACTTGTTTGCCGTGAAAACGTTTTTTACCGTCCGAGGGCGTGTATTTTTTGACGCCTAATTCAGCGTATTTCCTCATTTCGTTCGGGGTTAAATATGTTCGTAATAATTGTTTTGTTGCGGCGTGTTTCGCCATGCCGTAAAACGCGGCTATCAATTTCGTGCGCCGTTTCCGGGATTTGACACGTGATAATTGACCGCACAAATGCCGTTTTACGCGTTTGCGTAATCGCGTGTGTGTCGGTCGGATAACGTAACCGAGAAAATCAATACCGTCACGTATCGGGAAAATACGTTCATTCGGTTTGATTGTTTGTCCGATTGCCGTGATGCGTTCGTGTATCGTGCGCTGGATTTGCCACAATTCGGGTTTTGTTTCGGCTAACACAACGATGTCATCGCAATATCGGTAATAATACCGTATGCGCATCGTGTCTTTGATGATGTGGTCGAGGAATACCGATAACAACAAATTACCGACACCTTGCGAGGTGCGCAATCCGATTGATATGCCGGTATCGCCGGGCAACAATCGCACGAATTGTTCAATGATATGAATCAATCGTGCATCTTTGAAAACGTGTCGCACGGCACGCATCACCATGTCTTGATTTACGGTGTCGTAGAATTTCCGCACATCACATTTGTACACGTATTGCAAATTCGGGTTTTCGGCGATGTCACGTTCGATGTATGCTTTCAAATCGTGCATACCGCGATTTTTGATTGATGCCGATGTCGTGCGAATGAAACGGCGATGCAAATGTCGGTCAACAACGGTCATCACGGCATTGACCTTGATTCGGTCACGCATATTGAAAACTTGAATGTGACGCGTTTTGCCACCCTCAACAATCGTTTTTTCGTGATAACCGGCGATGTTGACATGACCGGATTCAATTTCGCGTTTCACATCGGCAAGAAACGACTCGCGATGTTCCAACAACCATTTTCCCTCGGTCAATGTTTTGCGTAACGTTCCGCACACGACCAAATCGAATGAGGCTTCGAGATTGCTCCATTCGGTGATTTCTTCGATTATATGTCCGTCACGTTTCATCGTTGATGATTCATTCGTTTGATTTTTCGTTTTGTTTTGTAGTCCGCCGTGTCATTGGCGAGCCTTCAGTTCTCCGGGGTCTATGATGTTCGATGCGTACCGGGGTACACCCTACCAATCACTACCCACGATTTAATATTTCAACGTTCCGGCATGATGCCGGCGGTGTTGCGGTTCGGGTCACTCGTCCACGGCTATCCGGTTACACGAACCGGTATGTCGTTGGGGCGATATTTTCTGAAGTTTTATTTTCGTGACTGTTTGCGAGCCGCGCCGCGTTATTCGTGTTCGCGTTCGATGATGCGTTATTCGCGTTCGCATAAACGAGACCGCCATTGGCGTTGGCGTTGTTATTCGAGCGACCGACCACACGGCACGTTGTGACCTTATACCTTTTTTGCTTTGTCGCGAGCCGCGCCGAACGATTTCGCGATTCGGTGAATGTGTCGGAATTGCCGACACATTCACACGCTTATTCGCTTTTTGTCGTTCCGGCGATTCATCGTTATGATGAATCGAATATTGCGTTTTGTGTTGTCATTTTCGTTTGTTGTTAAATGTTAATTTTTCAAGCCGGGGACGCTTATCGTTCCTCTGAAGGCGAGCCGCGCCGCGTTATCCGTGTACGCGCTCGATGATGCGCTATTCGCGCTCGCATAAACGAGACCGCCATTGGCGTAGGCGTTGTAATTCGAGCGACCGACCACACGGCACCTACTGCCGGAATAATATTGCACATCGCAATAATTCAACGCGTATTTCGATGAATCCGTTGAACATTTAGATGCGATGACATCGCAATAACGACCGTGTTTCGTGCGTGCGATACATACACCGGACGATGTGATGCCTTGCACGACACGTTCGGTTTTCGTGATTGGGTCGTAAATGTGCCATTTTGCGTCAATCGGGTCGGACGAATTTTCAACGCCGTAATTTTTGAGATATGATTCCCACGATACGACATTGACGGCAACGTTATCCATGACCTCCCATGTACAACCGAAAAACGATTCAAAACCAAGGCATTTGTTACCGGTGTTTGATGTCGATGACCGTTGCGAATCGGCGTTGCCGATTGTATCCATGTAACCGGTTGTGCCGCCGGCACTTTTGCCGTAACCGCAAACCAATTGTGCATCGCGTGTGCCGGACAACGACATCCACAACAATGCCATGAGTTTCGACATTTCGTAATCGAACAATTGATAACCGTTGCCGCGTAACATTGCGAGGTTTTGACGGTCTTTGTTTGTGTAATTCAAACCGTTTACCGGGGTGTTGCGCACGCGTCCGTTCGCATCGTAAACCCATTCTGATGATGTCGTATGCGTACCCGAACCGCAACGCACGGTTGCACCGGATATTGAGCGCAAACGCATCAACGAATCGACCGACATTTGATAAACGCCGCCCAACCACGCATCGTTATGAACCCAATCCGGTTCAATTGCTTCGATGTTCGATGAGTCAACGGCGATTGCTTCCAAAGTGTTATTCGTGTTGCGTGATGAGAACAACACGGCAACGGCATTTTCCGGAACATCATAGAACACGTATTCGCCCTCAATGAAATCGGTCGTTGCAACGGCGAGGTTCACCTTTTGAATGATTGTGCCGGCGGCATCAACGAACACCGCACCGATTGATGATGAATTGATGCCGGGGAAACGAACTTGTTTCATGTCGGTCACATCGAATCGATAAACGTTGTAATTCGGGGTTGATGCAATCACGCCGTCCGTGTCGAGGGTGTCAACGCCCTCATTGATGTCGAGGGTTTGAATCGTTGATGTCGCGAACGCGATGATGTCCGAAAGTTTTGAACGACGAACGTTTTTCGCGGTTGAAATCGGGGTGTTTTCGACCGATGACCAAAACATATATTTCTTTTGGTTTTTGAAATCGTTCACGCCTTTGTACCAAAACGCCGGACAACGCATAAACACATCGAATCCGGCATCGAGTTTGTCGGTGTAATCGAACTCAGTTTCATCATAAAGATTATGATAATTCGTATCGCTTAGGCGTTCGCCCTCCCATACGCCGGTATCGGTGTTTAATTTACCTTTTACCGGAACGAGCAATGAACGGATTCGCGAAATGTGTCCGGACGCAACGTAATCCGAACCGGTTGTGCCGTTGTCAAGATTCGTGATGTTTTTCGGGTCATCAACGGAATCATCGAACACGATGCCGGTGAATTGCGCATTGTGTACGGTCAAACCAACGTCCGAGGGTTTGAAATACGATTGCAGTTCGGTTAACATATCGTCCTCGACCATGTTCGTTAGAATCCATGTGCCGGTAATGCCGTCACAACCGTTGTCAACGTCCGAACCGATACCTTTCACGCCGAGCGTGCGTAAACGTGTCAGAATCGCATCGGACGCGTTCACATCGATGTCGGTGATGCTGATTTCGGTCAACGGTGCGCCGCCGTTCACAACATTCGTCAACAACGACACGGCATTGATGCCGGCACATTGTGCGATTTGCAAACGTTTCACGTTCGCGAATCCGGCGATTGATAAACCGTCCGATGATGTCGTGCCGTATGTCAATTTCGGCAAATTGATGAACGTCAACGCGGTCATCGTATCGGGCAATTCCAATGTCGATAACGGCGATGTTTGTGCCGGGGTGAATGTTGTCAAACGTGAACCGGTTGCACGAACGGTTGTCAATCGGGGGCAATATTCGGCGTTGATTGATGCAATCGGGAAATTGCGCACGTCCAATTCATTGAGGAACGGCATTTGACCGAGATTCAACGTTGCGAGTTCATCACCGATTGCGGTTGCCGGGGTGTAATCCTCGCCGCCGATGATTAATCGGCGTAACAACGTCATCGCGGAAATGTCCCAACCTTGTTGTTTCGGGGTCGCATTGCGCAAATCGAGTTCTCCGATGCGGTCAGCACCGAACAAATACAACATCACACCCGAACCGGTGTTCGTGTTGCCGGATTTGAATGTGTATGATTCACCGGCTTTCAGATATTGCGAATCACGAGCTTCGTTTGCACGGTCAACGCCCAATCCGAAAAATCCGTCCTTTGCGGCGGTGATTGTTACGGTCATATCCGTACCGGTGCAACGCATTTGCGCCGCCGTTGCGAATGTATCACCGCATTTATAGAATCCGTCACGATACAAGAAACGCGTTTCAACGAAATCGCGTAAACGTTGAATCGAAAGTCCGTGCAACGCATAGAAGTAATTCGCACTCGATTTCGAGGCATCGATATATTTGCGAATACCGTCATACGATGACACGAGTTTCGGGTATTTGCTCAAACGGTCGGTAATCCAATATTTCTCGATACCTTGTTTCGAGAACGGACGCAATCCGGACGATTCGATTTCGACCGAACGCATTGCCGATGCGATTGATGCAACGGTTGTCGTTTTCGTTGAATCGGCGGTGTCGGTGTCGGCGGTGTAATCGGTCAACCAAATGTAATCCGATGCCGCGAGTTGTGTAAACAATACGGAATCGTGTCCTTGGTAATAACCGTTCGGGTCGTTGTTCGGGTCAAGTTCTGCCGGAATCGTCAAACCGCAGTCATTGTCCGAACCGAGAATTGTATCGCCGTCATACAAATGATTCATGTATGCGCGAACCGTGCCGTCTGTGTCGAGATAAAATCCCAACATCATGTTTTTTGAACGTTGGTCAACGGCGGCGAGATAATCGGTGAATACGTGATAACATATCATAGAATACACGTTCGCCACGTTGTGCAATTCGTGTTTGAATTTCAACAAACGGTTTGCCTTTGTTCCGGACACGGATTTTCCGTCAACGGTGATTTTGCCGTCCGATGATGTTTTGTTTTGGTTGCAATCGTTGCACCATTGCAACCACGCGAACAAACGATACGGCAATTTGCGTCCGTCTTCGTATGCGGCGTTCAATGTGTCATCGTCCGGATAACGGCTTTCAAAATATGTCAGCCACAACGGTTTTCCGGATTCGTCCAATTGAATCATGTCATCAACGGTTGATACGCCTTGAAACCAATCCATTGCGTTGTATGCTTTCAATTCGTAACATTCAACCGGGTTCACGACATCGCCGGTGATGCGCCAACGTCCGCCGGTGAATTGCATCGTGCCGGTTGTTTCCGTCCATTCGCTTGTGTTGTCATTGCGGCGGAACACGCGATGATTTGCACCGCAAAATTCGGAAATGACGATGACGTTCCAATTGCCTTTCGTTGCATCTTCGGAATCAACGGCGTATTCCCATGTTGATTTGTCGGCGGCGGCAACGAAATCGTCAACCGATTGGTCGCGTGCCGTAATCAATTCATAAAAATCACCGTAATTCAAACAACCGTCATTGTAACCGGGTGCGTTCTCGAAACCGAATATTGCGGCATCGCCTTTGTCGTGATTCAAATTCGCTTTCGCGTGAAAATACGCGTTCGTTGGTGATGTCGCATCGGTCGAATTGATGTCGGTTCGGAATAACGCACACGGCACGGACGCGATGCACGGATTCATGTCCGCATCGCCGGTGTATGCGTTTTGTGCCGGTGTCATGTAATTCGCACCCAACGCACGTGTTAACGCGTTGTACAATTCGGTTGATGCACCGTTGTTCGCACCGCCGGATTCGGAATAATCGACCTTGATTGTGAAAATGTTCGTTGCGAGTGTTCCGGCAATCAATTGAATTTTCTTTTTCTCGCACAATCCGGCGAGATAATCGTATTCGTCAATGTGGTCGGGGTAATTCGCGAGGACATAATCGCGTTCATACATCATGCGAATTTTCGATGCCTTTTTGACTTTCGATTTTTTATTCTTGACCGGACGCCATGATGACGTTGTGCCTTGATTCGTTGTCGGTGAATTTTCGATGACGATGTTACGATATTCCGCACCGGCGAAATAAAAGTACCAATCAAGGTTTCGCGGTGTTTTCTTGTCACCGTCAAGACCCTCGAGATATTCCGGGTAATTGTCGGCAACGTCATCGGTCGCGGCGGATTTACACATCACCATGCACGACACGCCTTTTTCCAACAATGCCGACATTTGAGGTATGTTTTTCGCCGGTTTACCTTCGGCGGATTGCGATGACATCACGGTGTTGAATTGATATTCGGAAATCATCGTGTCCGTGTCGGCGAGTTTCAACAAATAATTGTTGAACGATTGTTCAAACGTGTAATACGTTTCCCATTTGCGAATGTTGTACAAATACAAATCGCCGGACGTTCCGTCAAACGTTATCGGGGTGTTGTGACGTGACAATGAACCGCTTTCGTAATACGATGTGCCGATTAATTCGCCGTCAAAATACATCTTGACAACGCCGATGCCGGTGTACGGTGCAATCGATGTCGGTTCGATAACGATTGCGACATCGGTCAACGTGTCTTCGGTCAACGCCGATTTGATTGTGTGTTGCACGGTTTCGCCGTTGTCGGTTGTGAACACAACGTATTTGCCGGTTACATAAAAACCGATGCCGTTCGCGATACATGAAATCAATCGTGCATCGTCATCGGCGATGTGTTTCACGCGAATACGGAATTGTATTGCAAGACCGTTCGTTTCAATCGCGGCAACGTTGAACATCGCATCGTTCAACACTCCGGTAACGTTTTCGGCAATACGCATCGCCATGATGCCGGTGTCGGATTCCGTGCCATACGATGCCGTGCCGAACGAATCTTTGACGAATCCGTTCGTTGTGTAATTCGCACCGGTCAAAGCGAGTTCATATCCGCCGTCTTTTACGGTTTTGTCCGCATCGGAATTTGAGCGTGAACTCATATCCATGTCGTACATTAATTGCGCCGACACGGATTCGATATTCAACAACGAACCGTTGATGTTGAACGCGGCGGTTTCCGATACGACCGCCGGCGAATCAACCGATTCGACACGGATTTCAATTGTTTGTGAACCGTCCGTTTCAAATCCGGTGATGCGTTGCGAATATGTGTAATATGATGAACGTGCGCACGGTGTCGTTTGTTTCACCGTGTCAACGCCGTCAACGCGTTGAATGACGTTGACATTAACGGTTGATGCGGTCGGACAATACGCGGCGAAATCAACGTTGATTGATTCCAATTGACGTACCGTTCCGGCGGCGGTTTCGGTGTACCAACGCGATACAACAATCGGTGTCGAATTGTCAGTGTTCACGACCATGACGGCGGTATGTAAATAATTGCCGACAACGCCGGACGATACATCTTCGCCGTGTATGCGCAACGGATATGCGCCGTGTTTCAACACGTAACCGCAACAATTCGCCGGGTTGATTGAAACTTGATGCGCGTATGTGTCGTTGATGTTTGCCGTGCCGAGAACGCGCCATTCGCCGTCAATGTATATTTCAACGGTGCAAAGTATGCCTTTATCACTTGCGTTGTTCGCGAATCGATACATCGGCAACATTTTCGCGGTTGTTGCGCCCTCGGTCAACACGGTTGATGCCGTGTAATTCAACGTTTGTTCCGATTTGATTGTGACATCAACGGCGGTCACGTTGACATTACGCGATGCGGTGCGGTCGGCATCGTCATACGCGATGAATCGGAATTTACGCGATGACGCAAGCGTGAAATAACGCGATACGTCAAACGTGAAATCATCGGTCGATGTTTTGTCATCGGACGTGCGTTGATTCAATTTATACGTTTCTAACAACGTGTTCGTGTCGCGGTCGTACAATTCAACTTTTTCGATGATGCCGGTTTCGTAATCCGAACCGTTTTTCAATGTGATTGCGCATTGAAATTCGATTGTTCCGCCGGCTTGACCGTATAACGGCGATTCTTTCGGGGTGATTTCCATGACAACACCCGAACCGCCACCCGAACCGGTACCCACGGCGAATTGTGCTTCATCGCCAACGACCTCGTTCGCATCGTTTGCCAATGACAATTTAACCGTGCCTTCGGTTTCGGTGTCAACGATGATTTTCGTTGGAATGTGACGATATGCACCGCCGGTTGACAATGCGTCCGTGCCTCCGGATTCGGGGTCATCGGACGTTGCAACGGACGAACCGCCGCCACCGCCGAACGGCACCCATAATGATGCCTCGCCGAAATTGCCAACGGTCGATTGAAATTGACGTGTTTCAAACGCGTTTTCACCGGTTTGATACGTGATGACTAATCCGGCTTTTTTATAATCGATTCCGGTCGATGCCGACAATGCGGTCAACGCGGAAATCGCGTATTCCAACGTGTAATATGTCGCGTTCGCGCAAGGTCCACACAACGCATCGATGTTGATGAGCGTTTCCGAACCGGCACTCATACCGGCAAGGTCAATCCAATTGTTTTCGTTTTTGAACGCCGTTTCATCGGACGATGCGCCAACGAATTGATACGTTTTCCACGATTTATCGGCGATTGCAAATGTGATTTGCACACCGATGTTGTTATATCCGTTATCGTATGCAACGGCAATCGCGGACGCGAGGTCGTAATATCCGGTTTTCGGCACGTCAACGGTAACGTTGTAAATGTTACCGACCGCCGCCGAACCGCCGAATTTTTTCCAATACGTTGCGCGTGTGAATGGGTCGAATGTCGGCAATGCGATTCCGGAACGCATTTGCCAAATGTATTGCCATGATTCCCAACCGGATTCACCGCAGAATGTCAATACAATACCGGTTTGACGATATAACGCGTAATCGGACAATTGCGAAATTGCGCCGATGACGGTTTCCAATGTCGTTGAATCGGTCAACCCTAACAATACGGACGCGTTCACGAACAATCGCGGTTTGATTAATTCGTTTGTTGCGTTCGCGGTCGTGACGGCATCGTTTGCCGTTGTTTGCGCATTTTCGGCGTTATCAACGGCGGTTTGTGCCGTGTCATTCGCGGCGTTCGCGGTGTCAATCGCTTCTTGTACATCATCGGCGGTGCTTTGTGCGAGTGTCAACGCATCGTTCGCGGTCGATGTCGCGGTCGCGGCGGTCGATGATGCGGCGGTTGCTGTATCATACGCGCTTTTTGCCGTTGATACGGCGGTTTTCGCCGTGTCTAATGCCGAATTAGCATCGGACGCGGCTTGTTTCGCCGTTGCATACGCATTGTTCGCGGTCGTGACGGCATCGTTTGCCGCCGTTTTCGCTTCGGTTGCCGGTTTTTTGACACTCTCCAAATAATCGCCGAGGTCAATTTTGACGCCCTCGTTCGATTCGTCAACGCCGAGGGTATATAACCCATCGGTCGATGTCGCGGTCGGCAATTCCGAGAGTCGTTTTCGTTGTTCTGCCATTTCTTTGAATGATGTTAATCGTTAATAAATAAAGTGATTTCGTTCGATTTATCGATTGTAATAAATTCGCCGCGTTCGTGAATCAACAACGAAATTCCGCGCCGGGGTCGTATGCGAATCAATGTCGGCGTGTCGGACACTTCGACCTCGACCAAATCGAAATTTTCATGCGCGAGAACCATGTATTGACCCACCGGTCGATAATCAATGAATGTCAACACAACGGAAAATTCACACCATACGTGACCGTTGCGTAATATGTCGAATTTCGACACACTCATTGATTTGTAATAACATTGATATTCGTTGCCGAGTGCCGAATAATAAAACCGGCGTTCATCGGCATCAAGCAACACGGCGAACAATGCGTTATAACGCCGCCAAAATTCGGTGATGTCATCGCAATTAATCAACAATTTCAACGTCACGTCTTTTGATTTGAACGTAACCGCCGAATTGTCGTATATGATGCCGGAAATGTCTTTCGTTGATATTTTGAGGTTTTCACGGACGTTCGCCGCCTTGCGTATCGATTCATCTGTGCCGTCAAGGACATACGCGCCGAATTGCGACATATCGATTCCGTCTATTTCGTAACCGACTTGTCGAATGTCCGTTTTGCCGAGTGCGTAAAATTCGCCGGTCGGCACTTCGGGAAAATCATCGGCAAACGTCAATGTCAATTTGCCGAGTGTTACGTTTTGTTTGAACGTACCGTTTTGCGTCATGCGCAATTTGTACGTTTTACCGATTTCACGAAATTCAAACGTGTGATATGCGCCGGTTGACAATTCATCGAATAAATCTTCGGCATATCGAACGTTCAATATGACGAATTGAATTTGCAATGTGCGCGTGTCGAGTTGCGGCGCGTCAAGGTCAACCTCGATGCCGTCTTCATCAATCCATTCGGTTGAATCCGGTGTTTTGAACGCCGGAAACTGAATCAATTGTTTGTAACCGTATTGTTCAACCATGATGCCGTATTCGGTCGCGGCATCATATCCGTTGATGAACAATCGATTTGTGAAATGTTTTGCGTTCATTGTATGACGATTGCATGATTCGATTTATTGATGTGAACGCGTGATGACGAATCGCGTTCGATTTTTACAACCGCATATCCGGCGGCATCGACATCGGCACGTGCGCCGTGCATCAAAATGACCGTGTTTTTTTGCGTTCTCGCGTATTGTAATCGCGCGGACGTGTTTCCTATCAGATACACACGTTCGCGGTCGTTACACGCGATATTTTGCGCGTCAATGAACACGCCGTATCGTTCCGGGTGATACGGAATGAATCGGCGAAATGTTTTGATGTCCGGAAACCCGAATGTTGTCATAAATTCGATGCCTTGCGGCGAGAATATTAAATCAATCAATTCGGGCAATGTTTCGTTGCCGGTGAACACATCGCACGCGGCAATTTTTGCCGCAATGTCGGTTCGACCGGTATGTTCGCACCGATGTTGCGCACGCGATTTCGCACGCAACCAATCGGCATATATTGATTTAATCAATTCGTTCATTTTTCCGCGGTGTATTATTTGATTTTTAATCCGTGTGTTTGCATATCCTCGACAACGTTTCGCACGACCTTGATGTGTGCGTTCACGGTGTCAAGCTTATCATTCGCCGCATCGGTGTTGCGTTCGATTCCGGTCAACCGGTCGAGCATCGCATTTGCCGTTGTGTTCAATTCGTTCACGCCTTGAACCAATGTGTACGTATGACCTTGAATCGTTGTCAATCGGGCGTTGTTTTCATCAACCGAATCTTGCGATGCGGTCGCG